TGCAATATTAAATTTTTTTTAGTTACCTGAATAGAAATACCATCATGATCTTGATCTTTATGTGCCCGCGGTATCATGTGATTTGTTCCATCACTCGTTTTCATAAATAAATCACAACTCAATACTCTGTATAAATCTGATATATTATGTGGTACATATTTATCCTCGCTATCAAACCCACTTACAAGCATTACTTTGCAATATATTTTTTTACCATCAATCCATTGCATCCCTGTTTCCTGTTCTTCTAAAGAAAACTTAAGATTTAATAATGTATTTCCATTTGCATTAACAAATTGAGGCATAAGTTCCCATTTGCTAGCAATCAGTATCCTATTACTTGATATATCGTTCCTTCAACAGCAGTTATATATGCTCCTCCAACAACTTTAGTACATCCGCTTACTGTGACATTTTTTCCTTTGAAAGTAAGTGTCATTTCATAAATTGCAACATCAGTACCATTACTTGTATGAGCATCTGATAAATGTACACTGCTGCTTACTTTCAATGGAATTCTTGTACTTTTAGGATTAATCCAGTTATGACTTTTATAGAATATCTCTAGATAGTCATAATTGGATATATCATCATTTAAAGTAAAATTGCTTTGAGTTGCACCATCAAATAACATTGTTCCAATTGGAATTTTAGTTCCATCATTTTTAACAAATTTTCCCATATAAAGGAATAGCTTTTTTATTTATGACTAATATCTTCCAATAACTTTTGTAATAGTTGTGCCTTGATTGTTAGATGAATTTGTCCATCTGCAATTATCAATGTGTAACAGTTTTGATGATTGAGTATATTTAAAGGACATATTAGTAACAGTCCAGTTGTTGACAACACCAGAATATACGATTGTACCATCAATAATTGGTGCAATAACTGCGCTATCATCACTGATTATGATTAGCTCTTTAAATTTCAAAGCATCATCACTTAATGTTAAATCGTGACCATAGCCAAAATGACTACCACTCCAAAGAACAACATCAGTATTGATTTCATCTCCGTTGGAATTAACAAATTTAGCCATAAATAACACCTCTTTTTATAGAAGCACAGCTATTCAACTGCACCTCCTTTGTCAAAGGTAATAGGTAAAAGGATACTGTTTTTAATATTGCTAGTAAACAGTCCCCCCCCCCCCCACGAATTTTTTAATTTTTGACATTTGTATGATCCTCTCTTTCTTTAATTCTTTTAATAAAAATCAAATAAGAAAAGATACTAGTGCCTTTATTTTTTTGTGTAACGAATAATTGCTTTAAATTTATAATTTGCCCAACTATAGTTATTAGCAAAACGAATATTATTTATATTCAAAATGAAATACGTACAGTAGAATGTTCCTGTATTACCACCAGAATAATAAGTAACAGGAAATCTATAGAAATCTTCTCCATTAGAACATGTGACTTCATAATCAATGAATTCACCCAAATTACTGATTGAGTGATCTATGGTGCTTACACCAACCCTAAGTCCAGTCCATGTAATTATTTTTTCATAGATTTTTTTACCATCAATCCAATATTTTCCCGTCCAATGTTCATCTGTAGACATTTGTAGATTAAGCAATTCATTTCCATTTTTATCAATAAGTTTTGGCATATTGACATTCAGATTAAAAACTAATCTAAATGCTTGTCACCACCAATCTTTTTAAAGAATGAGAAAAGGCACTTTGATGTACCTTCTCTAATTTGTGTAAGTCGTGTGTGTGTACAACGCACTCACGTGTTTCAAAATCTCTCATATTTTTCTCCTTCCAAAGAAAAAGAGTAGAAATCAATCTACTCTTTGTAATATACTGCATCTTTTAAATCAGTTTCTAATTCACTGACTGTCTTTTCAAGCTGTCCAACTTGCTTTTGCAATGATGTTAATTGTGACTTCAAAACAAACGTATCTTTTAACTTTGTCATAAAAGTTTTTAAAATATCACTTGTTAGAAACTTAGTGCTATTAGCTGAAACAGTTGTTGAAGATGCATGTTCACTTACGTTTGAAAACAAAACTCTTTTAAAGAAATCTTTCATATATAAGACCTCCTCCTAATTGATTATGCTCCAAATACTTCAGTCCACATTGTATTTAATTCAGTATCAGTCATTGCTACTAATTTAGCGTTGATAGCTGAAGTTACTTGTGCTGCAGTTTGATATCCTGAATCATTTGTTAATGATGATACTTTTGTTGGGATATCTGTCTTTTTAGCATAAGAGCTTAGATCCATTTCTCTCGAACCTAATTTTTCAAATTTAGAATTGATATAGATGTATTCATCATAGATATTATTACCAGAATCACTATTAGCAACTAAATAGATAATACCTTTTTTACCTGTTGAAGGTAATGTTTCAACGACCGAGTAATCGATTTGAGTTACCCCTGAAACTGCTGAAGCAATTTCTTTTGTTACATCAGCTGATTTTGCATAAGCAGATAAATCTACATTTACAGCTTTCGATGAATCAGGAGTTAAAGCTGTACCATTTACTTTTACGCTTTCAATTTTGTTTGCTTGAGCACCAGTAGCAACACCGTTTAATTTTGTTTTATCAGCATTTGTATAGTCATTTGTAGATAGACCTTTACCAGTTTCTTTTGCTACAAATTTCCCTTCTCCCCAAGCTTTAATTTTTCCTAGGGCTGTTTTTAAAATTGAATCAGTTACAAAACTCATAATATATCTCTCCTTCTATTTATTTTTTTATTCAAATACTTCTTTCCACATATTGTCTAATTCATCATCAGACATTTCTGTGGCTGTTCCCTGCATATCTTTCCATGCAAAGTCATAATCGATATTGCTTGCTTTTTGCAATACTTGGTCTTTATTACCACCTGCAGGAAGAGTCGCAAGTTCTTTTTGTTGTAATTCTTGTTTTAAATTAATTAATTGTTCATACAGCAACTTCATGTTTGGATCCATTGGTTGTTGTTCCTTATCATCCTGATCATATTCGACATCTTCGATTTTCAATCTAAATGGTTCAAATGTCTTAGTAGAATTATCATCACTGTTTCTGCCAATCAATGTGCATGTTAATACCCCTGGTGTTTGAGTAAGGTTTTCTCCAATGATAAACAGATTTTGAAGTAATGGTATTTCAGTTACTTCATCGTCCATATCTACTTTCAAGTAGAAGTTCCAGCCATCAATGAATAGATTTTTGTTGGTGAATTTGACAGCTGTATTGTTGCTATCATACTTTCTTCCAGCATAGAAGATATTTCTAGTACATGAATGTGATTGATTTTCATTCAGATAGATTTCAATAATTCTCATATGTTAACCCTTGTAAAAGATTGCATCACTAAATGAATTGACTGTCCTAGCAATCCTGTCGACACCTGAAATATTGATTCCGTTTAAATGAACTCTGAACAATTCAATTTGACGTAAAGCACCACCGTTTTCAAGATCATCTTTTGTTAATGACGGAACTGTTTCTTGTTCTCCAGGTGTACCTTGGATGACAACAATATCGTGTGATTCTCCGCTCTCGTCAATTTTAAATTGAGCAACGATACAATCGCAACGTTTCATGTTTTGAGTACCATTTTCAATTGGCACATCGTAATACATTCCTGGTTTGATTCTAAGAAAATGTCCTTGGTTTATAAGCAATCCGTCAGCAATCCTTACTTTGTTATTGCTGACAATAGAAGCTTCCATTTGATTGCCTTTTGTAAAAATACCATCAACTGAATATAGAGCATCAAACAAATATGCATCGATACTTGCAGATACTTCTTTTCCTGTCAATGTAATTGCCTCAACTGCATCACTTGAACTTGCCATCTAATCACCTACCTTGTAATCAACATCGCAGTCTGTATAGTCTTTTTCAAACGTACATTTGACTATCTTTTGAACAATAGGTTTTTGCATAAAAATACCTGTTATGTATTCTTTTGCGCCTACGATATCACCAATTTCAGGTGACAAATTATCAAACGTAATTTCTAAAGAGTTATCAGTCTGTGCTTCTTTTAATTTTGTTTTGGTTCCATCTATTAATTCTTGAATGCTTTCAACATTTGAATAGTCATATGTCATTGTATTCAGTTCACTTGGAATCATAGAGCTGTCATCAATTTCACTTAGTTCTAAGTATTGATCATTGATTTTAAAGACATGAACAACCTGCCTTTCTTGCAAATCTCCTTTGCCTAACCCGATGCAATGATTACATTGATTGATATCTTTTTTAGCGATAATCTGCAGATTGTAATCATTGTCGAATTGGAGCTTTTCGGAATAATTGATAATTGGTTCAACTGAAAGTTCAATCTGTCCATTTTTATTCCAAATAAGTTCAAGCTTGGCGTTTGCATCATTTAGCATTGTTTCAAATGCCTGTAACGTGTTGTAATAACGTGCCTGATAATTAATGGTTATTCCACTATCTTCTTGTGAAACAATAAAAAAATCAGCCAGTTTCTTTTTTAAACTTACTGATTTAGATTTATTTTCAATATAATTGAAAAAATTAGTTGATGAATTGATATATTCTCGAATGCATTCGTTTGCTTCACCCTTAAATTCATAGTATTCATCAGTTCTTTTTCTAGGCTGAATGATATCGTTTGCTAGCAATTTTCTTGGGCATATACCACCTATTTTTACCTCTTCAGCCTCAGTATCTATTTCAATACTTTTTACTATCCCACCAAATTCGGTACCAACACAATAGAACCTGCTGTCATATGTTAGCTTGCGGTCCCAGCTGTCCGTTGAAACAGTTATTTCAAAGTCGTTCTTGGCTTTGTCATATATTCCAATTTCCAAGTCTAGGCTGCAGTTTAACAATGGTCCCTGTTCAATTCCGTTAGGATCCGTGTAGATGAACTCCATCATCATTCATCACTCTCCCATTTCGGTTCACTTCTTGCATCGTAGACAACGATATCAAACGAAAAGGAGTTGTTCCAAACGACAATATTTGTACCGGGTGGGATGGGAACATACAATCTGTTGTCTTTGTTCCTGTCGTTGAAAACGTTTATTTCATCACCGTGTGCTGTGATTTTTACAGCTTTCTTTTTCATAGTGTCGATTTCAAGCCTTTCATTTGCTTCAAGCGTCGTATTGATTTGATAAAGGTTGTCTCCTATTTTGAGGGCTGGGTCTTGTGCTGGACCATAGATTCTTAACAGAACATCATTTTCAATGACTCCAATATTTCTAACCGTCATCTGTCCTTCACTTGCACCATACACGTAAGGGTATTTATAGGAATACTTCTTAGTCCCTGCTTTTCTGCCTTCACCTGTGCTGTAAAAATGGTGGGTATCTTCCTTGATCCATTTGGTTGAATCCGTTACAAGAGTTAAATCTATCTTTGCATACGGAAGGATATAGGACTTCATATCCTTTTGATTTTTGAAAATATTGCATTCTAAATAGTAGTCATTATAGAATAACTTCCCTTTGATGTTGCTTACATTATCTACGTCGAATATCTCAACGAGCCTGTTTAGAGCACTGTAGAAGTCTTTTTCATTTTGACTAAAGATATCTACACTTATCTTTTTCGTTTTAACATCACGATAGAAGCGTGTGACCCTTCTATTTTTAGTTTCATATGACCATTCAAAATTGAAAAAGTCAGTTTCTTCAATATGATAAGGAGCACTTAACAAATCTATTTGCTCATTGTTTGAATTGACATAATATACTTTCATAAATGCTCCTTTCTAAATAATTCTGGCAAATTCACGCTTGTCTACTTTGAAAGACATTCCACTGTTTTTAATTGCTTTAGCAGTTGAATTTCCCATCTTATCATAATCTATTTTTAATTCATTTGTGACATTGCTTTCAAATGCCGTTTGTCTTGCAATATCAAGATTTGTTTTCAGTTCGATATCATCCAAATTGAAGTTCATGATACCATTCAAGTCACTTGTCATTTTTTCAAGTTCTTTGTTCATGGATTTTTGAGCTTTTGGCATGGCCACTTCAAACCCCACAGCAATACCTGGTGGTAAGAATTTACCAATGGCATCTCTCATTACTCTTGATGGCGAATTAATTCCAAGTGCACCTTTGAAGCCGTCTATAACACCTTTTGCAAAATCTCCAATTTTTCCAAGCAACCAGTCTTTTGCATTTTTGATACCGTTCCAAATGCCCTCAACGATATATTTACCAATATCGGCCATCTTTCCTGGTAATCCTGAAAGAGTATTGACAATTCCATCCCATAGTGATTTGGCTGCTTCAATACCTTTTGAACCCATCTTGACAACGAACTCAGCAACCTTTCCAATAGCATTTGACAATACGCTCCAAATTTGCCCAGGTAATCCTGTAACAAAACTGATGATGCTTGATACAAAGTTTGACCCTGCTTCATATCCTTTGGAAATCAAATTCAAAGCAAACTCAGCTACTTTTCCTATGATATCAGTTATGTATGTCCAAAATTGACCAGGCAACTGAGAAATCCAAGAAATAAAACCTGTTACGAAATTTGGAACATCAACCGTTACAAATTCAACAAATTTCATTCCAAGATCTACAATCAATGCAATGATATATCCTATAGCATATCCTATGTTGTAAGGAAGTTCACTAAAGAAACTGACCACTGAATCAACAAATCCACTTACAATATCTATGAAACTGTTAAATGCTTCTGGAATTGTTTCAGTGAAGAAGGATGCAATCGTCTCGCCAATCCCAACAAAGAATTCAACAATTGAATCGCCGACACCTTGAAATGTTTCAACAAGTCCATTGAATGCTTCAGGCAATGTCTTGGTAAAGAATGGTACAAGTATATCAGCTACACTTTGAAATGATGCTTTGATATTTTCCCATTGCTTTGACCAGAATTTTCTGAATCCATCACTTGTATTCCATAGGTAAAGGAACCCAGCGACTAATGCTGTGATCCCTGCTAGAACTAAACCAAAACCGCCTCCGTTCATTGCTATACTCAATAATTTTTGTGCTGCCGCAAGTCCTTTTGTAGCAACATCAGCTGCAGAGGTAATAGCTTTGTATGTAGCAATTGCTGTAGCTACTGTAACTATTATTCCTGAAAGAGGAGCAAAGTTATCTAATACAACGCCTGCTATATCGTAGAATAAATCTCCTAAAGGTTGTAACTGGTCTTTGACCTTTCTAACTTTTGATTCCAATTCTTGCATTGGGGTCGTTGTTTCATCAGCAAACTGTTGTCCCTTTCCTGAAACATCATCAAAAGTAGTTCCAACACTATTTAACGCCTTTGCAAATGTAAGATTGGCATCTTCTCCCATTGTACCGAAAGCTGTAGCTGACATAGTCAACGCTTTTTGTTGATCATCACATTTAGTGATGTCACTTACGATACTGTCGATAACATCCTTTTGAGTAGCTTTTCCATCCTGCCACGCTTTGAATGTCTTTTGTGTTTCACTTGAAAATGAGCCTAGAGCACCCTCAATAGTTCCATCAGCTAAACGAGTAGTTACTTCATTGATAGCATCATTGACCTTATCAAGGTTATATGCTCCGCTTTCAGAACCGTTTTTCAATAATTGGAAATATTCACTCGCTGAATATCCTGCCTGTGAAAACTTTCCAGAATATTCCGAAATGTTGTCTCCTAATTCGTCGGTCCAATCCAACCCTTCTTGTGTACCAGCAATGATATAATCCATTGCTTCTTGTGCAGTCAATCCAAAGTTTTTCATCAATCCTTTGACACCACGCAAGGTTTCATTCATGTCTACATCGAATGTATCTTCAAGAATGATTGCTTGTTGTGTGATGGAATTAAGTGTTCCATCATCCATCTCGCCTAGGTTACGTTTGATACGAACGACTGCTTCGGCAACTCGGTCCATGCTTTCACCGAGACCGGCTTCATAAACATCCTTGATGACCTGTGCAGTCTGTCTCGCTTGGTCATCTGTTTCTCCTAGAGCGCCTTTGACACGAGCAACTGAATCTTCAAAATCTTCATAGACTTCTTTTCCAATTTCAGTTCCTTGTTTAATTGCTTCTCCTATTGCTAGATATCCCGCAATCTTTGCACCGAATGATTTGACTTTGTCTTCCATTTCTTGAAGCGCTTCTTCAAAACCATCGGTGTCAGGAGGGTCTATTTTAGGGGATTTGATATTTTCATTTGAAAAATCATCCGCTTTTTTCTTTACGTTATCCAATTTAGATGATGCTTTATCTTCAACATCAACTTTACCATCAACATCTATAGCTTTTTCAACCGCAGATGCTTCTGATTTTACTGTCTGGGCACTCTTTTCAAAATTGGAAGTGTCCATTTTTGCACTACTTTCAACTTTTGCGTTGTCAGTAGCTTCTTTTGAAAAGCTTTCGACCTCATTTGATGCTTCATCAAGCTTCTTTTCCAATTTTTTAGTATCAGCATCAACGTTTGGCTTAGCTTCTTTTTGTGATACATCTTTAGCAAATTTATCTACTTTTTTATCAGCTGTATTGAGTTTCTTATCAACGCTTTTATCATTGATTTCTAAATCAATTACAACTTTACCATCTGCCATCATACCACCTGCCTTTAATTTATTCTTTTGGAATTCCTAACGATTCAAACAATTCCGCTTCGATTTCTTCCTGAGTTCTTTGGAATGGGTCTCCCTGTTCTTGAATAGCATAATAATCTTGAAGTTCTTTCATTCTCGCGCGTTCCTTCTTGTCTTTGATTTTTGATAGATCCGCAGTTCTATATCCAACGACCTGAACGAACTTGGTGTCGTCATTCAATCCATTAAGTAATGCTTTGAATTCCCACCAGTGCATATTGGTTCTCAATAGATTTATGCCATACTGCTGCATAAACGCAGCAAAGATGAGGTCCATATCATAATCAAAAAGAAACCCAACTTTTTTATTAGGTTTCTTCTCAGGTTTATCCGGTTTATTACACTTGTAAAAATCAAGAATTCCCTTCAGCAATTCCAATGAATCAATACTTTTCATATATAATTCATAGTTCGGAATTACCAAATCAAACAGCATAGGGATTTTATAATTTTCATCAATGTACTTGTCAGAAACGATACAAGAGAATTGAATCCACGTTCTAAAATCAGTTTTTATTTCTATTTCTTGATTTTCTATTCTTATTGTTTTTTGAAGATCTCTTTTGTCTAGAATTAACATAATCTTTCAACCCGTACTTGTTTTTTGTATAGTCCATTTGCTTTTGAAGATTTCCAAATTCCTTTGTAAGTGAGTTTAAATTGTCAAGCTCATTTTTGATTCTGTCTTGCTTTTCTTTTTGACGTTCAGTCGTAGCATGTTCATCAAACTTGGCTTGAATTTCTTCAGCAAGAGCTAGGATTACGTAGTAAGGTTTTAAATCATCCTTATCAAAAAGATAATCATATGAGCCTTTTTCTAGCAATTCATCAATGACGACTTGACAGTCTTCAATAAAGGTATCGTCAATTGTACGATTGCCTCTGTATTTTTTGATGAACTTGTCAATCAGCAAATGATTATCGATATTGTCAGCATCGATACTGAAAATACGATCTTTAATTTTTACATCGAATAAATTTTCTTGAATCTTGATTTCTAACATAGTAACAATCCCTTTCTTATTTGATTTCTATTTGCTTCCTGGTGTTGATGACGCACCTGATTGAGGTGAAGCAGCTGTAAATTTACCAGTTGTGTAGTCATATTCACCTGCAGTAAATTCACCAGTAGCCACATTGTATTGGCCATGTTCGGAAGCACCTTTTTGAGCAAAAGTTCCTTCCAATGCAATTTTCCCTCCACCTTCGCCAGAACCAGGATTAGATGGTTGAATTTCATATTGTCTGTGATGTGCTGCAAAACATCCAGTTGAACCTTCAACAGGTGCCCATGTTTCGATTTCATATTCATCAAACATGGAACCAATGACTTCTTTTTTACCGACTTCATAGATATGTCTTACAAATTCATTATTAGGAATCAATTCTCCTGAATAAGAAACTGATGGTGTATATGCCATCATATTTGAGTGAGAAGTCTTTTCATTAATGTATTGTCCGTCATCTGTTGAAGGATCTACAGCTTGTGTCCAATCCGTTAAACCAGTACCAGCCAATACAGGTTTTGATACACCATCGAATTTGACGTAGTGTAGGTTTTCGTGGCGATTTACTACAGTATTTCTTAATGTTTGTGCCATTATTCAAACGCTCCTTTCTTGTAGTAAGTTAATTGATACAGTGCTGAAAAATTAGCGATGCCATTGTCATAGGTTTCAACACCAGGATTGGCAATCATTTCTAATTTCTGTGGAACTATATCATCAGGAAAAACAATGTTTTCAAATTTATTCATTGTTTCCATTTCAAATTGGTTTGCTAAATCATCTAGAACATCCGTAATTTTCTTGACGCTCTTTTCAGTTTTAGCTCCTGATTGAAAATTAATATAAAAAGGCAATACTGCAGTATAGCCTCCTATGATATTTTCATTAATTTTTTCAGCACGATTAGATATTCTTTGAACCATGATTTGGTCATCCTTGCTGGAAGTAAAGAAATCTAATTTCCACATGTTTTTTATTACATTTTGAATATCCAACTTTTTGCAAAAGTCATAGATACAATCCAATACCCTGTTGTATTCTTCATATGTCAGTTTTTTATTTGATTTATTTTCCATTTCTAAACACATCCTCTACACTTTTAATCCATTTCTTGATATTTGCTTTCTTTGATTTTTCAAACCATTTGGCAGTTGCCTTTGGATGCCGTGACTTGTCAAAGTTCATCCCTGTACCTTTATAAACGTGTTGCGCATAATCAGTATCGTAAATGACTTGTTTCTTTTCTTTGGCACTATCACCAATATCGGGTGTTTCTCTCAAATGCGTATGATGTAGATTGGAAAAAGGAACGTAAGGATCAGTATCTCTTATTACAGAATTTTTAAGAGTCTGATAGGCTTTTTCCTTAGTCCCTTCCAAATCCTTCTTTACTTGAGAAAAGTCAACATCAACAGAAATCTTCAAGAAGCATACACCTCAATGAACTGAATATCTTTTGTTCCTGGAGGGCGATAACAGGCATATTTATTGATTGAATAGACATTGGTTGTCTTTTTCAATTCATCATAATCCGTTTCTTTTACCACATCCAAGACAAAATAATCTTCATTTCCAATCGTAAAAGTATTCTTTTTTGACTTGTAACTGTGTTGATCAACAAATGTCAAATCACCGCAGTCACTCAAATCAATCGTTAAAAGAACACTGTCCGCATCAGAAATACCCTTGTTTGATTGTGTAATGCCATAGTTTTCATCAAATCCAACATTTTCAAGAACGTATGGAATAAAAGTATCTTCATCAACTTTATGAATCAAAGTAACAGTAAAAGGCCTTAAAATACGAGGAGAGCTAATCATATCGTTTGGCCACCCTGCACATAAGACCTTTTCTTCTCAATTCACTTTTAATCATATAAGCTGAAACGGATGAAAAAGGAACACCATTGAATTTGTTGCCCCTATCGCCATAGCTATAATTAAATCCGTCTTTCGATACACTTTGTAAATCTAAATCGCTTGTGCCATTTAGAGCGTTCAAACCACCATTTGCTTGAAGATAATCGATTTGATAGCATACTGCTCGTTTAAGCTCCAAACAGTAATAATCGATATTTTTCTCTAATGCCCATGGTGCAATGAATTGTTCAGCGTAACCCTTGACTAAATCAATTACAGGTTCAACAAGGTCCTCAAATTCAGGCTGACATATTTTTCCTTTGAATGTATCTACGTAATATTCATAAGAAACCTTCATACTATTCTTCTGCTGTATCTTTCTTAGTTTTAGATGCTTTTGCTGGAGTTTTAGCATTTGCTTCTAATTCTTCGACTTTTGTTGTCAATTCAGCATTTTGTGCTTCTAATTCCACGATTCTTGCATCTTTTTCTTTTACTTGTGCTTTTAAAGATGAATATTCTCTTTTAAAATCCGCTAAAGAAACTGGGTCACCCTTTTTAATGACTTCACCAGAATCTTCGTCAATGTGATCATAACCACGAGCAATGTAGTCATCAACTTTGTGCGGTTCAATTGTAAGGATTCTATTTCCTTTTCTTACTTGTGACATAGATCATCCTCCTCTTTTTTTATTTTTCAACAGCAAATTGAATAGCTTTTACTTTTCTTGCTAAAACAAATACATCTTCATGAGATTCTTCATAGTAAACCCATTTTCCTTCGGACATTGCAGATGGTTCATCTAATTTAGCAAATTCATAATTAACAGGTGTAATGACTGCTAATGGATGAATTAAGCACATTCTAATTTGTTTTGCTGATGCACCAGCTTTAAATCCTTGTGTAAAGTCATAAACAGTTTTCATGTATTTTGATGGAACAGGTACGATTTTTACTAAGTCTAAGTTAGCAATAGTTCTGTTTAATTTATTTTCTGCATCACCAATAATAACTGTTCTAGCAATTTCTTTTGCTCTTTTTAATTTTGCATTTTCAGTTGGTGTAATATATAAGATTCTACCTGTTGGAGGCGTACCGTCTTCATCCATTTCAAGCATCATTTTATCGAATACTTCTAGGATGTTATCCACAGTAATATCATCATTAATTGGTGTTTGGCTTAATTGTTGATATTCAGCGTAGATTTTTGAAATACAATATACATCCATTTCAGGAAATTTTTGTTCTTGGTTGAATACTTCAGTGATGTTACCAATTGAAGCAACCATATTTGTTTGGTCGATATCTTGTGGATGTACCAATGTAGACCATTTTCTTTCATTTTGTAAAGTTAATGGAGTCCATTTATTGTTGTAGTTTCTAGATGCAGTAGCAATTGTATCTCTGTTAGAATCTACACGTCCTGTAGTTTCTAATGTTGGGATTTCAATTGTTCTTGCATTGACCCATCTGTATTTTTGGTTATTTGGGGTATTGAATAAATCTCCAAAGTAAAGTGCATAAGGCCAAGCTTGTTCCAATGCTTGTTGATATGCATGTGCATAGTTTACTGCTGCCATATTTAATTTCCTCCTGATCTGTTATTCTTTTGGCATTGCTCTGACACCTGCAAAATGGAAACCGAATGCATTTGCATTGTTTTCTCCACCTGGTGCTCCTTTAGAAGCAGTACCTTTTGTAAATGTTGGTAATGAAGGTTCATCTTTAGTTTTTTCAACAACGAATGCTCCTGCATCCGATTCTTTTAAACCATTGATATATTCATCCGCTCCAATGAATTTGCCGTCTTTCAATTCAAAGTTTTGTTCCTTGAATTGAGAAATGATTCCACGTTTGGCACTTTCAGAAGTAAAGTTCATTCCTGCAAAGTATGAATTGGTAGCAAAGTCTCTTTCTTGTTGAGTCAATTTATTGTTCAACTCTGCAGTTTCATCTTTATATTTCTTTTCCCATTCAGCAGCGGAATTCTTGATGCCTTCAATATCCATATCCTTGTATGATTTGATTTGCTTGTTTGCATCATTCAAGGAGTTTTGAGCTGATTCATATTTTGTGTTCAATGTTTCTAGCTCTTTTGTTTTTGATTCGACTTCCTTGCGGTATTTTTCAATATCATTACCGTTTTCAGTCATGATTTGATTAACTTGTTCATCTGTTAATCCTAAATTCTTTAAAAATTCTCTTTTCATAAGATCCTTTCATTCACTACGCTTTAGTACGCTGGTTGCATCAGCCTGTGCGGTTGCAGTTTTACGAGTTGCCCACCTCAAAATTTTTGTTTTCTTCATGTCTTGCTATGTTGTTTTTAGTTTTTGGGTACAAAAAAAGAAAATATCAGCTTCTATTGCCGTATTTCCTTTTATTTCTCTCTAGTGCTTTTGTTTTGCTTTTAGGTGGCGGTACGTAGCAATCGTATTTTTCATGACGAATACGACCGCAAATCATACACATATACTGTATCTTCTTAACAATAACGTGTCTTTTCTTATCAAAATATTGAATAGTATGATATTCAAATTCTTGATGATGATGTGGTCTTAATCCTTCAGCCATTGAAAAACACCTCCTTTCTCTAAAATTGCGTATAGAAAAAGCGAGTCTTTTGAACTCGCTTCATATTCATATTTAATTTTTAATCTAATACCATTGATAATTGACTATTGTATTCTTTGATTTTCAAGCTTGTATTGACTTCAGGAGACCATGATTCCAAATAATTTTTAGCATTTTCATAATCGGTCTTTAGGGTATCTCGATATGAGCCTAATTTGAAATACTTTTTATAGTCTCTCCAAATGTTGCTGAAAAGCTTTCTGCTCATTAATTGGTAAGCTCTTGAATCAATACCGCCTAGTGCACTAATTACAGTTGTTTTAGCAATTCTTTCAAGCGTATATTGTTGTGAACTGTCAATCGTTGTTGATTTTTCTAAATCAGATACCTTTTCTTCAAGAACATCAACCCTTTGAGCTGTTTCTTCTTGAACCTTAACACTCAAGAACAAGATTTCTCTATCAGTTTTTGGAAGTTTGATTTTTTGTTCCATTTCAGCAAAACGATTAACATATTTAGCAGTGAAGATTACACCTTTTTCACCAGTCAATTTGTTTGCTACCATTTCACAACCTTTCTTGGTTAGGAGATAGCATTCATAAGTTTTGTTGTTATTTTCAACTTTATAAGTGCTTGGAATAAAGAAATCCTGAGGGCGCAATTTTGCGCTTTCTAAAATTTGTTGATAATTACGGACTTTTTTCAATAAGTCCTTATGTTGAATACCAACCATTTCAGCGACTTCTCTACTATCAATTGTTTCAATTGCTGATGTGTTAATCAATTCATTATCCATTAATTCTTCCATATTGACAATCTCCTTTTTTAATTGTTTCTTGAATGTTTCTTGTTAAAGCATTGCACTTTGAAACATTTGATCTAATATCATCATCTAAGGAATCAATTTGTTCTTGAATAAATACCATGACATTTGCAACATCATATTTAATATCATTTCCGTTTTCACATGCATCACATGTAACAATGACCATTGAATTAATTCTTTGTAATTCATTTAGCTTATCATCAATATTCATGAGAGCATCTAATAAATTGTCTAATTCTTCTAACATATCTTTTACCTCTTTCTTTTTAATTGAATTTCTAGGCAAATAATGTTAAAATGCATTTGCCTAGAAGGTTTAATAGAGAGTATTGTTTTAGCGGACAACTCTCTATTTTTTTATACCTAAATCTCTTTTTATCAATGTGGTTATATAACCTTTTATGGTTTGACCATTTTCGGTTGCACGAATTTTTATTTGCTTATGTAACTCTTCATCGATTTTAAGTATTAAGTTTTTCATATCTATCCCTCCTTTCATTTACATTTATTATCTTACAATTATAAATATAATTAGTCAATAATATTTAATACTTTTTATTAACTTGTATTTATTTTTATTAAAAACTATTTATAATATAATAAAAAGGTGGTAAATATGAACGAACAAATACTAGCAAAAAGATTAAAAGAACTTAGAGAGTCTATGAATTTAACACAAAGCCAATTTGGAGATTTAATAAACGTAGCTCAAACTACACTTTCTTCATATGAAAACGGATCAAAAACACCCAATATTGATACTTTGTACAATATCGCAATAAAATGCAATATTTCTATAGATTGGCTTTGCGGACTTTCTGATATTCATAAAACAAAAGATTTCTCATCATATTCTGATATTTTCAATTTAATAGTAAATATCTGTAAATCTATTCATATTGACATAGAAGAGTATCATTACTCTCAAGATGAATACGATATGTCTTTAATAGTCAAAAATCCTATATTAAATGAATTTTTAACAAAATGGTCAAAAGTAAAAGCTATTTATGACGATAAAACAATTGATGCAGATACTTACGAAATTGTTGTTAAATCATTAATTGATAAATATACTACTGATACTTTAAAATATGATAATTTTGTAATAGATGATATGCACTTTAGCTTCCTCTCAAATGAGTAGGAGCTTTTTTTATATCATTTCATACCTTTTTATACTCTTTCATATCTTTTCATCCAAAATAAAAAGCCACTTATTCGTGGCTTGATAATTTCTAAAGATTAGAAGTATTTACCAATATTTCTTCATCCTTAAAAAGTTCTTCAATTAATTTCATAAGTTCAGCAAATAATTCAGGAGTTACCGAACCGACTACAATATAATCAAGTTTATCTTTTTGAAAATAATGAATTTGATTAGCTTTAATAAAGCCATCTTTCTTAACCCCATCTTCAACAGTAATTTCTAAATTTTGCTTCATTGAAAGTTTCTTCTTTCGATGCTCTTCGTTTTTAAAAGAAGACATGACTGAACATGTTAGATCAAATGGCAAACCTTCAATTTTACCTTCACTGTCATTCAATACAATGAAAGGATGATTTCTTTGACGTGTGCCATCTTCTCCAATATATTTTCTAATTAAAATAATATCTCCTACTCTGCACATTTCTTTTTCTTTGGTAAAGTAGCTTTTACTTTACTTTCTCCTTTTAACACTTTTTCGCTAAATTGAAATGGAACAACTTCATCATTATCAACTTTAGCGTTTTTTTGTGTTTTAAGATTTTCGAAAAAGCTAACAGGTAATGCTTGATAAGTCATAATCCCACCTCCACATATTTATTCTACTCTTTTCACAAGTATTTTATCACGTAAAGATGTGGTTAACAACCAATTTAATGGATGTTATATTGTTTCATACCTTTTTATATTGTTTCATCCAAAATAAAAAGCCACTGTGATGTGGCTTATAAACTATACTAATTGTTTTTCTCTTTCAACTTTTACATGCTCTTTTTCATATTCAGGTGAAATGAATTTTTTTGTTGAGGCAATATACTGTAATAATCCATCTTTATTGGTTGAAAAATTAACAAAACCATATTTTTCATAATATTTTTTTAGGCATTCTTTATTTTCACATTCAACATAAACTGAAACACTAGGAACAAGAATATCAATTTTTCTAACATAATCTATAATCAAACTCATTAATATTTCACCAGTAATATACTGATCATTTCCATCCTGATAATTTTTAGCTAATTGACCTATCAGTATGGTATTTACAGGATTGCCAACAGCATATGTAGTTCCAAATGCCGTTTTTCTAAAACTATTGGTCATTTCTTTTGAGATAGAGATAGACTTTGTTGTTATGGAATATATAGCACATATTCCATATGATGTTTGTGAATCCTCCGCCACAACCAAATATGTACGAGCCATTCCCGCTCTTTCAAAAGGTATTGCTTTTTGATGTACAAATTCTTCCACATCATTATTTAAAGGACAAGAAAATTTGGAAAGGAGTTCAAATGCTTTCTTCTTTCCAAATTCATCTATTAAAACTTTTAGTGATATAGTTCTATAATTCAAGATTAAACCTCTATTTGATATTCAAAAGTCTCATAATTTCTTCTCTACTAGTAACATTCTTATGTCCTTCAACTTTTGCAATACGTACCTTTTTTTTGCTATTCATGATATTACGAAACTTAGAGGCGTTATTGTTGTTAAGAACAAATGTATCACTTGTAAAACTCTTTGTTGCCATAATACCAACCTCCTCTTCTCAAAGGTATTATAGCACAGCTTTTAATAAATTTGACACAATATATGTTAAAATTTTATTCAAAAAAGCTATTTATATACCGTTTTATATTACTTTATATTGTTTTGATAACATTCAAAAATAGACACTCTCAATCTCTTTCAATATAATTAAGTTATCGAAGTCTAATTACTGGAGGTGAAAAAATGACAACAACTGATATTATTGAAATTATTGGAATAATTGCATCTACATCAGTAAGTATTGTTGCGATTGTTATTTCAGTAATGACTTTAAAGCAAAATAATAAAATGATTGAAGAATCAACTAGGCCCTATGTTGTAGTTTGTGGTAAAACTGCGAACTACCAAGATCCAAGGTTTTATTTAATAATTAAAAACTATGGATCAAGTGGAGCTATAATAACCAAATTTATCTGTGACCATGATTTAACTGAATTTTCATATAGAAAAGAAATTACACCTTTCAAAAATATTTGTGGCACATTTATAGCTCCTGGGCAATCATTCATAACTAATCTAAAAGTACCGGAATTATTTCACGAAGAGACAACTCTTTGCTTTCAAATTGAATATAAAACCAAACATAGAACTTATTGTGAAAATATAGATATTGCTTTAAAACCTTTTACAGAACTAATACAAACACGTGCTGCAACAAAAGATAAAGAATTAAAAATCATATCCTATACTTTACAAGATCTTGTTGAAAAACACTTATAAACAAATCTTTTTGTTTTTAATTTGTGTTTTGATTTCTTCAAGAATAAAATCATTGACTTCGAAATTAAGTGCTTCTTCTGGAAGCTCTTTTTTTATTATTTCAAAATAAGCTTTTTTAATTTTTTCAATTGTTGAAGAATCAACATGAACACCATTACTAAATGTATATACTGTATTCATTTTATTCTCTTCCTCTACTCTTCTACATGTTTAATTGAGTATCTAACACAACATTCATGTTCGATACAGCATCCTCGATACTTTTCCCAATCCTTGCAAAAATAGGCAATGTCCGCTTGACCTAATAATTTTATGGATTCCCCTAAATACCAAAGAGGAGTTTTAGGTTTGCTATCAAAGAATGAATCAATCACTTCAATTTCTTTATCAGGAAATAATTCTTTTACATTGCATAAAACTCTTTCTCTTTCATCTAGGATTTCTTTATCTGTTTTTCCTGCCATTGGCTGTGATATAAATAATTTCATTTATGCATCCTCCTATTCAAAAAATACCCAGTCATCCGCTAACATATCTGTTTGTGATGGTGCCCAAGGTACAATATTTTTCTTTGCATCTAGATTATCAGTTTGTAAATTAGATGAATCTATACAAACAAAAAGATTTGTTGTTGCATCTGTTTCACATAAATGAATAAAAATTCCTTTACCATTCCATCCTTTTCTAGCAAGATTCATTCCTCTTTTTAAATATTTGATTGCTTCATCAAATCCAAAAGTGGCCTCTCCACCTAATTCTGGGCAGTTTTCTTCATCAGCAAGAATCCATCCATCATCAAGAATATTTGATAAAGTATAGATAACTCTTTCAGTTTCTCTAATATCCATTTCTTTGCCTTCTTTAGTATGCATGATTACTGTTTTCTTTTCATCATCCCAATACCAATAGCCACCCCAAGATGGGAGCTTAATTTTTTCTCCGTTATACATAAGTTTAAATGCTCTTTTAAATTTCATATTTTTCTCCTTTTTTACTAAAATATTTCTAAAACAAAGGCAATAGCCATAATTAAACTGAAAATAAAAAGTGGGATAATAATTTTCCATAACCCACAAATGAATAGATCAATAAGCTTTAAAGCGATTAAAAGAACGAATAATACTTTTATTAAAGTTTTCGTATCAAATCTCCTGATTTTAAGTAAAAGAAAAAGCCAACTTTCGTTGACTTATTATTTACTGTCCTTGTTCCCAAGCCCATTTTTTAAACTTCTCAAAAGCTTCGATTGCTTCTTTTGGGGCATCTTTCATAATTCCATCTTTTACTTTATCTTTATATGGTTCCCATATTTTCAATAGTTCTTCTATTTCTTCAGGATAGCATCTTAAAGCCATTTTATTTTCGCCCCTTTCTGTTAGTTAAAGCTATGAATTCAGCTTCTACCTCGTCAAAACGTGTTGCACCATACATTCTTTCTGCATATTTACTTATCTCACCTACATTATATTCATTAATACCCATTTTATCAATGTATTTTTTTGCTACGCCACATGTGTAAGCAATATAATCAAGATGATTTTCATCGGTTATCTCACCAAATTTAGCTCTATATTCTTCTGCTTGGTTCATATGCCATAATTCATGCCTTACGGTATCCACATCTTTTTTTAATTCCTTGCTTAAAATATCAGAACAATAATATACTGTGTTGTCAACGGCGTTATATTTGCCATACGCTCCACTGTATTCGTTTATGTCAAATATTACAATTTTAGGTTTTTTATCAATCCCATACTCTTTTAGTATCTCATCATTATGAGTTTTGATTCTATGAAGTGTCATTGGTTTTATTTTTGTATTGTCTGAAACATATACTTCATCACCATAAGTAGTTACTCTTTGAGCTTTGATTTTTACATCCTCGCTGTATTTGAAATCAATATCAGAACCACTTCTTTTAACAGGTCTATACATTTGATCTATATTTTTATTAACAACTTTCTCTCTCGTATAAGCCTTTTTAAAAACATTATCAATACCATGTTCTTTCTTGAATTGAATGTTGCTGTCTTTAATGAATTGAGAACGTTTATCTTGCCATTCTCTAATCTTTTTAGCTTCTTTGGTGGAATCTACACCACATTCATCAAGAATATTCTTTCTTTTCTTCCAAGAACGAATCTGACGCTCATAATATCTTTGCTTTTGTTCCAGCTCGTATTGATCATCATTCCTGTTCTTGTCAAATTCTTCGGTATCGACTAGATTGTTCTTATACTCATAATCAGTAACCTCATAAAAAGAATGTCTACAGTTTGCTCCACCTAGACCATCAACACGGCCATATCCCGTTGCTTTTTTAAAATTCTGTAGACCTTTTACAGGAGTGTGAAGATAAAACAATTTGCCTTGCCACTCTTGATGGGATGGTCGAGCACCACCATGACTTGAAGTCTTTACAATGTTAATGCCCAACTCTTTGCAGTTGTCCATTTTAAACTTCAAAGACGTTTGATTGACACCACTTGTAACTGCTCTTTTAACTGCAGCATCCATTGAAATTGTATGATCAGTATAACCAACTACTTCGATACCTTTTTGAGAAAGCTTTCTGATTGATGATTCAATGGCCTTGTCGGCATTGTTTCCTGCAACGATTTTAGAATATGCTTCATCACATGCCTTTATAAACTGCTTGTTGGTGCACTTTCTTGAAATGTTGCAAAGATTTTTGATTTCACCTTGAGTATCCTTGATACCTTTGTTCAAATTCTTGTTTGACCTGTTCAACATGTCTTTTTTTGAAGTTTGAGCATCAGTATCTTTCAATCTCGAAAAAATATTGCTGACTGTCATTGCTATTCCATTCTTGATAGCTGTTTTTACTTTGCTTTGAGACGATTTCTTGACCTTTTGGAATTCAGTACCCGAATATTCAAAAAACTCTCTACAGGCTTTATTTTTCCATTTTGGATACTCTTCTTCGATATCTTCTAAAGATGAAAGATTTCTTAAACGCAAACCCATCCAAATTAAAAGAAGAGTTTCCAATGTGCTGAAGTCATTTGAGACATCATCACCCGACTCTTCCAAAAATTTATCAGTTAACATTTACATCCTCTTCTGTATCGTCATCTTCATCATCATATTCAATGCCTTCATCAGAATTTTCAGCAACTTCTCTTTTTGCTTCTTCTTCACTCATGCCTTGCCATTTGACTTTGTATTTCCATTCAGGCATCAAACCAGCATTGACTTCTTGAAGGTCGATATTTCTTTGTTTTTCAGTATCGGTCAAGATACTGTCTCCCCAATCAGTTTCAACAACACATTCCATAGACTTTGATTTGCCCATTCCGATAGCATAAACATTCATTGCATATGCTATATCTTCAAGTACAGTATTCAAACTGTCTTGAATAGCTGAAACAGTATCATATTTCCTTTGTTTGGATGACTTGATTTCTTCTGCAGTTTTGTCGACTTGTTGTGGATCACTTAAATCCCCATACGATAAACCACATTCGAACTCGATTCTCTTTAGAATATCATTGAATCCTGCAGCATAATTAGCATCTCTTAATTGTGGTGCGTGTACTTTGATTAAATCATTGATGTTAGTTGTTTGTCCTGAAGGATTATCAATATCATATGTTCTGTACAATCTCTTCTTTCCTTCAGGAAGTTTTGGCTCGTGGGTGTGTGAATCAATTTCAAATGCGTCACCAGAAGCCTCAACAGCCATTTCACCAGCGATAAATTCCCAAATATATCTACTGTATTGTTCCTCTGCATCTTTAATCAGATTGATTGCCTTGACATAACATGGAACTCCAAGAGGAGACATCTTATCAATTGTATTGATGACTGGCGTTTTGAAATAAGAAAAAAGTGGCCTGTCAACATTGCCAATCTCAAAATGTTCTTCCAAGTCTTTCCACTCGGGAACGGTTTCCAATGGAATTTGATTACCAAAATCCGTATAGAAATTGTAATTTCCTTGAGAATAATCTTTTTTCATGAAAGCATAGTTTTCAAATGTATTTACTCCATTTTCGTACTTTTGATATTCCAATCGAGTATATACGTTTTTGCCTTTAAAAATCTGTTCTACAAAGATACCTGCGGTGATTTTCTTTCTTCCGTTAAACGTAACAGGAAAGAACTTATCAGCATGTACAATATCAACGAATATTTGATTGTCACTGACATATGGTTTGAAAACAACACCGCCTTCGCCTAAAGCCCATTGAAGATTTTCATTCATATCTTTAATGAATTCTTGATATTCCTGATTGACAAAATCATTTGATATGACTTTTGATATCAATTCTCTTGTTGAAGTTTTAGAAAGTTCCTCACTGATCCCTTGAGCCAATGCCAATGATTTAACACCTTTTTCATTATCAAGCCAAGGCTGTTTGTTTTCTAAAATCTTATTCCATAAATCAATTGAGTCGACCATATCGTTCGACATTGCAATATCGATATCGAAAAATTTATTTATATCTTTTGTTGCAAACATTCTATTCTTAATCCTTTCTAGAAATCTTTTTATCGCTGTAAACACTAATCATCCTCACCACCTTCATTCTTCTCTACATCAGGAAGATATCTTTTAATATATTTCCAGATGCCCATGATGTAATATCTCAATGCATCCATGCAGTGATCATCATCTTTTACAGGTTTTTCAATACCACTTTCAATGCTTTTTTTATCATAGCTGTAAATGACGATTTCATTCAAAAGCATTTCCTGACGTGTACTGAACAGTACTTTTTGAAACGCTATTGCTTTTTGGACTCTTGAAATCCCTAATTTGACATCATTTTGAGCGCCTCTTATTTTTATAAACGGACAGGCTCTTTTGATTTCTTCAGCAAGTCCTCGTGCACTTGGGTCAATATAGAGGTTTCGAGGATATTGTCCAAATTCTTCCTTGATTTTTTCGCACATCTTCTTGAATTTAAATGCATACTCACTAGGTGTCAGCTGTTTACCACTTTCACGCCCTGAATGATAAAATTCATCAAGTCCAAAAACAGTTTTCAATGTAGGATTGAGTCCCCAAAATTCAAATACTGTCGCATTCATTTGACCATAGTCGCAAGATGCATCAATCCTTGTAATTCCGTTTATTTCATCATTTGTAAGGTTTCTATCCAAAACATGTTTATCTTTATCAAACATGTAATAGACGATTTCATCCAATCCAATTGATATTCCCAACCAAATCCAGTTGTACATTCTTTCATCGACTTTTTTCATTTCCATTGCTGATTGAATAAGCTTTTTACCAAGCCACTTTTCTGGAACATCTCTATAATCAACATGGATATGAATGCAGTCACTACGTTTTTCCATCTTTTTGACCCATTTAAAAATAGGTGCGTTAGGATTTTTAGGCGGGTTGAAATAATATTCCATGCAGAATTCATCATCATTACCACGTACGAATGTTGCTTCTATGTTGGATATTTCATCTTCCCCTTGGCCACGTTCGAAAAACTCAGTAAGCTCATCTAAAATAACAAGCTTGATAGGTTTTTCCTCATCAATGATTCCTTTTGTATCATCAATAGAATCGTTTCCTGTAAAATAAACCGAATTGCCATTTTTAAGATATGTAATCTTCATTGGATTCTTGGTTATCTTGAATTGTTTTTTCTTCAACCCTAGACGTTTGATTGCACGTTTAAATTCATTGTAGACAGTCTTTGAAAGCTTATTGTGGAACTTTCTCATGACTATTACCGAGCATTCATCTTCACTTACAATCTTATAAATTCCATGAATAGCAGCATAGCTTGATTTTGTTCCAGCACGACCACTATCCATAATTTTATGAACGTGTGAAATGTCATTGAAGCAAGTCAAGAACTTTGGAATGACAATATCTGAAATACGTACCTGTTTTTTCTTAAATTGGTGCATCATTTATAATTTCAACTCCATCATCTTCTTGATCATTCGTATTCAATTGCTTTTTCAATACTTCAATTTTGAGTTTTTGTTCTTCAGTAGTGATATTCATGTGTTTAGATAACCAATCAAGAGCTTTCATTCTATCAGCTAATTTAATACTTGCTCCATTACGTCCTTGTTTAACTTCACTTAATATTGTTCCATCAGCAAATGCCGATTCTTTGAATTTAACCATATTGACAGTTCGCTTTAGAACTTCATCCTCACCTGTATCAGGATTTTTAATAATTACTGGTACTTCCTCTCGGCCATATTCCAAATAATCATTCAAATCAGCAAAGGCAATATCAATATATTTTTGAACAATATCTTGTGGATCAAGAAGAGCATCTTCATACAATTCTTTTTTTAAACGATTTATTTCTTCTATTACTGCCGGCTGTTTAGACCACCTTGAAGCCATCACACAAGCACTGTTGTATGGAGTATTTGGCTTTACTTTTTGATATGCTTTGACTTTATTGTGATATTTCAAATAATAAATACAAAAGAGCTGATGTTCTTCATCCAGCTCACTTGTTTCTACTATTTCTTCAGCTATTTTTTTGCATTCTTTTTTGGTGTGCACACTTTTATTTTGGGGTGCACCCTTTTTCTTCTTTTTTGACCACTCGTAACGGCGTGACCATGACTTGACGGTGTTGATTGTCGTACCATATTTTTTAGCGATTTCTTTTTGCTTCATGCCGTTTTTATAGTCTTCAAACGCTAACTCGTGTTTTTCCAAATCATGTCACCACCTCCGTTTTTTTATTTATATAAACAGCAGTTAAAACTGCGACGTTGTTCTTTGCAAAAGAAAAAAGCTCCCGTAAGGAACTTTTTTGCAAGGGGTTTAACCTATATGTCTGAACTGTGATTTTAAATTAAATGGGATTGTTTCATTTCTTTAAAAACCACAATAGCATAATAGCATGGAAATAAGGGTTCATTCTAGGTCCACTTTGGGTCCAATTAGGGCTCACTTTGGGTTCAGTTTGGGTCCAAAATGGGTCCACTTTTAATAAAGATTTATCATTTGTGATAAAAGTGTTCTTATTGATGGCTTTTGATACTATTTCTAGAGATTCGAAACACTGCTTTTATTCGCTTTTCTGCACCACTCCCAAATAGACATTTTAAAACAAAATGTGATAAAATAAAAAAGCACATCCAAAGATGTGCAAAATATACTACGGAGGTACTAGCAACATGCTATTTACATCAAGCAAGAATATTAGCTTTGGTGTAAGGAAAGGAGCAAGTATTCATGGAATACCTAGTGATGCTCTTTTTAATCTTAGTAGCAACTAAAATGTTGTTGAACTAATCCCACACTTACTTAAAGCTAGTATTCGAAGTAGAAAAAGAGGAAGAATTGCCGTTCTTCCTTTTTTCTTTTAGCATGCTATTTTATTCCCATACTTACAAAAAGCATTGTAGCTATGTTGTTTTTACAATGATTTCGATACTTCCAAGCTACATAAATAATATAACACAAATAAGAAAAAAATGAAGATTTTTTAGGTGAATTAAGGTAAAGTTAGTTAAACTTAAGCGTATTTAGGTGTATTTATAGACATATATAGACTTTTAGAGATTATTTTGACGAATAAAAAAGAATGAAATTTTTATTCATTCTTGATGCTTTCATAAAAAATATTATTCAATTTTTCAAGTGATGGGCGGTGTTCCATGTCAAGATATTTAGATAATTCTAAACATGCTTTTGGAAACTCTCTTTTGTAAGTTGATTTGCTGATACAAAATGATTCTTCCAATGTGTCAATCATTTCATTATATCCTCTTGAACATACATATGTTCTAATGATGTTTCTATGCCCTGCGTTGAGTAAATATACTAACGGCATAAATTTATCGAGTTCCTTATTAAAGAGCTCTAGACGTTTTGTTAGAAGCTCCCTGCGCAACATATTAGAAGTGATTTGTTCTCCTTTGGATTTTGAAAAGCCTCCAGGAGCTTCATCACTGTATTTAATTGATTGAGGGCTTGGAATGTCCTCAATTTCAAATGTTAAAGAGAATTTTTCAATATTTATTAGACGTAATTCTCTAAGATATTTTTTAACTTCATCAATGATCTTCTTTTCTTCATCTGTATATTTCATTCCTTGCCCTCCAAAATAATTAATTATTAATTTTTGTGATCTTGATAAATTGCATAAGCAATTATTCCTACCAATTCAGCAAGAATAGTTGCTGCAACTCCACACCAAAATGGGTTAATGTACATTATTTATCACCATCTTCTTTTATTTCTACATTGCCTTCTTCAAGGTACTTTCTTTGTATTCCAAGCTTTTCAATTGCCTTCAAATGCAATTCTTTATCAAAGTTGGTTGCACATGTTAAACGACCAATGACGTATTTGATTTCTTGTTCAGTCAACTGACAATCATTAAGTTTTTCAATCAATATATTCATTCCAACCACCTTTTCTTTTATGACTTTTGACTACACAACCAATACCATACACAAGACTTACGATTGTAAGAAAATAAAACATAAGTGTATTTCGATACGATTGATCAATAATCGTAGTGATTACATGAGCTATGATAACGACAGTATAAATCGCTAACAATTTTGTATTTTGTTTTAAGAGTTTTTCTTTTTGCTGACAGTATTCTCGAAGCAAACCATATAGATTGTTTATTGTTTTTTCTGCAGCTTCCACCCCGTTAATCAGCGATTCATTTTGTTCTTTTAAATTTTCACAACGTTTTTCTATATCCTTTTCAGTTTCTGATTTAACCTGCATTATTTACCACCTACTCACTTGATTTGATATCAATAACACCATTTTCAATAACTTCTTTTGCTGGAAAGAATTGAATGTCATAGGCATAAGGATTTTCTTTTTTAGCTTTTGTTTGAATACAAGTGTATGTAACATCATTTGACAAATGCGCATAGAACAGCTTGTACTTTCCTTTTCCAGTTTTGATTGTTACGTTTAAATCTCCATCTTCATCACTATCAAGGGAAATCTTTCCCTCAACAGTGAATAATGGATCATTTGTTCTAGTATTAAGAGCAACGACTTTTCTTGTGATTTTAAAGTTGTTTGCATCTTCTCTAATATTCCAATTAACTCTAGATGCTTTTGAACATCCAGTTAAAGCAAATACGCTTGCTAATATGATTAATACTTTTTTCATTTATTTCCTCTCCTCTTGTCTTATCTCTACATTGTTATTATATTTAATGCATTTACCATTCTTATAAGCAATGCATGAATCTTTTAAACAATGATTTAAAATAACTGTTTTATTCGTTCCTCCCCCGCGTAAATACGATTCTCTTATTTCAAACCCGGTTAAATCTGGGCAATATTTAATCATTTATTTCCACCTCTTTTTTTGGAATATGATTTCTTTCTTGGAAAATTTCCACTTCTTCTTCAACCGACTTCAATAAATTCTTTTCTCTTACTAAATCTTTCTCATTAGCGTTTGGTCTAGAAATGTAATACTGCAACGCATGCTTTACTGTTTGTAGCTTTCTATAGTACGTTCCCATTGTTTTTTATCTCCTTCCCATGGAATTTGAACTGGATAATATCTGTTTTCTTTAAACACCCTAGTTAGAACACCTGCATCGCAATAAAACGTTATCATTTTAGTTCCTTTGGCAAGAGCATCATCAGAATATAAATATGTATTTTCTACTCTTGTAAAAGTTGTAAAGAAATTATCCCAAACCCACATACCAGGAGCTAAATCTTCAAACTTAAGGGGTTGAGGATGCTTGACCTCATTCATTGCATCCTCATAACCTTTATCATATTGTCCTCTATCATAAATTAGAGCTTTTAGAAGTTCTTCTTTATCAACGTTTATGCCGACTTTTTGTATAGCTTTAAATACTGAATTTTCAAAATCCTCATCCATCTTTTGAAATATTTCTTCCATTACTATTTCTATTGGTGGCTTATACATTCTTCATACCTCTCTATCAGTTCATCAATGGTTTCATCGTCTTCAGCATCTTGAAAGTAGCCTCTCATTCTCATGCCGACCAATGTACAGATTTCATCAAAATCATCTCCACCGTAACCGTTGTCTTGAAATTCTTTTAATAGATCTAATTCAAATTTAGTCATCTTTCATCACCTTCTTTTTCCAATATTTTTTATTCTTTATTTTTGCATAGCTGGTGCAATATATTTTATCAAAATCTTTTTCACATTTTTCCAGCTCTTCACATGCCTTATCAAGAGCCTTTTCTAGCTTTTCAATCTTTTGTTTATCTTCTAAAAGATAGCCACAAATAGTATCAATGTCTTCATGTTTGATGTGTTTGGTTGCATTATTATTGTTGCCTTGTTTCATGTGCTGTAATTTAGATATTAATTGTCCTCTTGTTTTAGCCATTTTCAAGCACCAACCTTTTCCAATTTGAAGCTTTTACACAATGACTTTCCATGGTGTCATCTGCTTGACATTCTTCTTTAAAAGGACATTTTTCATAGCAATCAACAACTCCGTTTTCATGTGTGAAAACTAACATATCTATTGATTCATTGAATGATTTTTTTAATCGCTTATTTTCTTTAATGCAATCGGCAAAATTTTCTTTTAAAGATTTGATTTCATTTTCTAACTGATCACAATATCTTTCCAAGTTGAAACTGTATTTTTTTAAATCCGTGACCTTTTGTTTTGTCTCGCTACCATCTAGTTCGTACGATGTTATTTCACGTGTACATTCTTCTATTTTGGGCCTATTCATCATCAACTACCTCGCAGTTATCTAGAATATCTTGGACTTTGTAAGGTTCTTTATCTTCCCATTTGATGAGTTTAAAACAATTACTAAATAAAGATAAACAACAGCAATCTCTTGACTCCGTATACCAACCGAGATTTCCTTTTTGAGGTTTAGTGCCATATGCATGAACATAAACTTTACATTTATCCCTTGCTAGATATTCAAGCTTTTCACCTTTAAGACGTTTCAACAATTCAAATTCTAAACGAGATAGCTTGATAGGCTCTTTGTATTCTTCGTAGAGCCATTGTACTAACATGTTTCTACAAGGTGCTGTATCACTTTTTAATAAGCAATCACTACAATTCATACCAACACATTTATGTGGCTTATTATCTTTTTTAGAAATACAAAGATTATCATTTGTTTTCGCCATTTCTAAAAGTTCTTTTTCCCATTTTTCAAAGTTTTTCATTATTTCATCTCCCAATCTTCTTTAGGTTTGTCAACTACTCCTAAATAGTAATTTCTTAAATAATCAAAGTTATCCATTACAACTCGCGGACAAAATTGCTTGATATATTCTTTGTTATCATCAACAAAAGCTTGTCTAATCTTTGTTGCTGATAGTCCTGCAAATAAACTGGATCTTTCAAACAGTCTATATTCAACGTATTGCTTGATTTCTTCATCAAACCAACTATTAAGATTATCAACGCCATCAGAATAGTAAAGTTTGAAATGCTTTTGGCCTATTCTTGATACAACGTTGTAATAGAAATATCTTCCCCAAACTTTATCATCCTCTGTTTTTGTTTCCATAGACCAATCCGGAATTTCATATACTGAAATTTTTTTTCTATATTCTTTAGGTAGAGATTCCAATAACATTTCTCTACGTTTTTCAATTGTAAAAGGATTTCTTAATGTGTCCTTTTTGTTTTCGCTTCCTAAAATTACACATACTTCGTCGCATTCTTCACAAGCTTTATTAACCATGAATAAATGTGCTTTATGTACTGGTTGCATTCTTGCTAAAAATACTCCTGCTGTTTTCACTTGGTTTTCTTTAATCCTATTTTTTTCCATAATCTTTCAACCTTTCTTTTTCTCTTTTAGCTTTTAAAAGTTTATAACTTTCAACCGCTTCATTTGTAATGCCGAACATTTCTTTTAACTGAAAGAGCATGATTTCTACGTCACATATTTCTTCAATTAAATTGTTCTTGCATTCTTCTTTGCTTGGATAGCGTAAACACTTATTGATTGCTTGAATGAGTTCAGCGCATTCTTCCATAGCTTGTCTTGATTGTGCTTCTTTTCCATAAATTTCAATGGATTGTTTAAAAACTTGTTCTTTAATTCCCATATTCTTATACTCTTAACCTTTCTTAACGATATCTTTCAAATCATTTTTAAAATAACATTCCTTGCAAACTGCATATCCGAAACCGTATTTATCCAAAATAATTCTTGATGTATAAGAAGCTCCATACATGATTTTCTTACCACATTCACAACAGGTAACTTTCTTGTTCATATCATCCTCGTAATATGTAGCTCCATCAGGCAATTCATAATCCTCATATTGGCCAGTTTCCAAATCGTACTTTCTAGCAAAAGCATGATCCACTGCAGTATTTAATAAATCAAAATACTTTACAGCATCATCATGTGTCATATTCTTGTAATTTGCATCAATGACAACAACATCACGTTCCTTACATAATTTTGTCCATTCTTCACCTGTCATGAGTTATCACGTCCTGCAACTGGTTTATTACGCATAAAATCATCAAAATCCATATTACAATCCGAGCAGATTTCTGCTTTTTTTGTTACAAGCCCACAGCCGCCATCACTTTTCAATCCACCTGCTTGATATGAGATTTTATAATTATTGACCTCTTTGGTTTTGAAAACTCTTTTACATCTATCACATCGAACAATTCCTCTATCTATTTTCATCAGTTTGCTTCCTTTCTTCTTTTCTTTACGATCAACGTGAGTCTTTCATTTCTTTCTTTGATTCTTAAATTTTGCATTCTCAAACGATAATTTTCATTCTCGAGATATGCAATTTTTTTCTTGAGGGGCAAATAATTATCTTCACCCCATTCAAGAAGTAATTTTCTTAATTCATCACACTTTGACATCTCTTAATTTCCTGTTCAATTTTCTTAAAAGTTTGTAAGGAAATGGATTTTCTTCTAAATATTCAAAATAGCTGACTGTTGTTGAAAATCCCTTTATTCCATCAAAATTTCCATGTGAGTAAGGTGTAGCGATAATTTTATTCAAAGCAGCTTCAATATCACCATCAACAATCCTTTTATCGGCACTACCCATGCACATTGCATTTCCTGTCAACATATTTGGCATTGCATATTCATACAATTCGGTATCTCCGCCTTTGTATTTCTTATAGCAGTAACATTGGATGCCTTTTACGATTTTGTTGTCATATCGAACGATATAAATAGCATTAGGAAAATTTATTTTGTATGAATGATTATTATAAGTAACATATTGCATATGCTCAGGCTGCTTTATAACAGCATAATCAATACCAGCGCCTATCGTGTTTTCAGAAAACAATTTTATGTTTGCTTTCTCATGCTGATCTTTGATAAAAAATTCATTAAAAAGTTTTACCAGTTCTTCTTTTGAAAGCATTTTGAATGTAATCTTTTCATTCTGCTTGATACATAGTTCAGCATCATCTTTTTTATTGTTTAAACGAATGATTGCTTCTCTCATTACATGATCACCTCGCTTTTTGTCTTTAATGTGTTTGAAAGAGCTGAAATCAAAGCATTTGAAGTAAATTTATAATCACAATCATCTACTTTTCTTTCGACTATTATTTGCAACAATTCCGTATTGTGTCTTTCTTTTTTTGAAAAATTGGCCATGATTTCTAGAGCTTCTTTTGCCACTCCAAAATTCAAATCAGGATATTCCCATCCTTCAATTTCAATGTTTCTTACGTTTCCTTTAACAAATTGACCATTTATAAATCGATATCCAAAACCATATAGCATTGCTCTTATTTGATAGCTCTTTTTATAAAGCTTTCTGAATTTCCTAGCTTTTCCCTTGTTTTTAAATTTGATATATAAGAACTGCATTTCAGTGGTACCTAGATTGTAATAATCAACCTTAGGTTCGGATAATGTTTCATCCGAGTACTCACACCACTCTTTGGCTTCTGCATATATTTCTCTAAAGACACCTTTTAATTGTGGAATAATAAAACTTACATTTACAAACACTTCATTCTGTTCATCGTATAATCCTTCAATCAATGTTTCAAAACCATCAACTGCAAATTCGTTTCTGTCAAAAAAAGGACTTAATATAACTTCTTCAAATTCATAATCGATAACATCTGGAAAAACATGTTCATCTAATAAGTCGATTTCTTGAAAGTTTTGTATCAAATCATTAGATTCATCTTCTTCAAATGCAATCGTTAAATCATCTATAGCTTTTGGTGATGTATAGCTTAAAGCGTTGATGAAAAACTTTTCATAGGTGTTAGGTTCTAATTTATCTGGAACATGATCAGTCGTAAAAAACTGTCTCAAATCTGTTGACAAGTTGAACACCTTCTTTCAACTGATACATGATTAAAGCGTTGCAATGTTCCAATATCGATACGGCCATTTTTGCATTGGTTACTAGAAATTGAACATTTCCTTTGGCGGCCTGTTCTTGACAAGAAACGTCAAGTGGGTGCTTATCTAAATCAAATTTGTAACATTGACTTCTCAAATTACTTTGTTGAATACCATTCTTTTTTGTTGTGATATAGATATTTCCTTCATATTCACTATTTGCTGAGTCGATGTAAATAACATCATCTAGCTTCTTAAATACTTTTTCTAAAATCATTCTTGTAGCATCATTATCGACACATCCTATGATTACAGGAACATATCCCTTATCATCTTGGATAAGTGAAAATAAACTTTCATATGTGCAAAATTTATCATCAAACTCACATTCGATTGGATAAAGAGAGTTGATTTTTCTCGATAATGCCAAAGCCTTATTATCACCTACATCTTGAGCTTGATATCCTTGACGTTCGATATTTTTAGATTCGACTGTATCACCATCTACGAGCATCATTTTATGTGACGTTCCTAAAAGAAGTTTGGGAAGGTCTCTTGCTAAAAGAGAACCAGTCCCACCAACTCCTATGACGTAAAATTTATATCTTGTGTAATTATTGGCCATGTTAACCACCTAGCCTTTTCTATGTTGTTTTCCAGTTACAACAAGAACATTGTCATCCTCGATATAGCTGTATTCCATTGTTCCTGCAAATTCATAATGTCTGTGCTTTAACATGATGTCCGTGATTTCCTTTTCTGTATAATCTTGGCCATCTACAAACCCATAAGAAGAAATATCAATCAATCTTCCTTCAGAGTAGACTCCAAATGGATACTTGTAGGTTTTTTCAGTACTTGCTTTTTTCTTAGGTACTTTTTTACTTGCGGGTTTTTCTTCTTTTTTAGATTCTTCTGCAATTTCAGTTGCTTGTTCTACTGCTTGTTTTACCTCCTCAGTCGCTTGTTTTTCAGCGCTTTCAACTGGAGCAGGTTGTTGATCAGTTTCTTTTTTATCTTCTTCAACAACTGCATCTTTTGTATCTTTTTTAGCTGATTCTTCAGCTTTTTTCTTTGCTTCTTGTTCTTCTCTAACTAAATCAAACAATCCCATAATTTTCCCTCCTATTTCGGTCTTTTTTCACCGATTTCTTCTAGACATATTTTTAAACATTCATTTTCAGCAAATTCGCGAATGATAACCAGTTCACATACCTGGATATCGTCGTAATATGCTACGTTATTGAGTGCATCCAAAACTACTTTTATGATGTTATCGATATCCGGTTTAACGGTACATAGAAACGTTTTATCTAATAGCCAACCTCTTAATTTTTTACTGGTCGACTTAGGAATTTCTCTGTATGCAAATATCTTCACCCTCAATGCCTTATCGCTTTGATAACTTGTAGTTTTTCGATAGCACATTGCTATTTTTTGTTCGTAATCCCTTGTTTTTTTAGGTGTGTACGCTCTTACGAATTTTCCTTGCGTAGTAAATCTCGGTCTGCCTTTTCCAACGATTGCTCCTGGAACGGTAAACCAAAACTTCTTGTAGTTCGCTTGTATTCCAAGATTAAGCTCGCATTGGGTCGAAATCATCTTCTAATTCCTCTGGAACAACAGCATCTTCAAGAAGTGCATCTAATTGCTCTTCCTCTTGATAATCATCTTCTACTGTCTCATCTTCAATTTCTTCAACATCTTCATTTTCGAATTCATCATAGTTTGTAGGTTGTTGTACAAGTTCCATTGTTTGTTGATCAACAGCACTTTTCTTAGGGTCATCTTTGATGTTGAAATAAACAGTCAATGTAATGGTTGTTTGTCCACCATTTAATTCGGTTTGATCACATGCTGCCAAATAATATGGGTTCCAATCACCAGCTAATGTAATAAATTCATTGTCACGTTCTGCATCCAACATATAGATATCAGGAAATCCTATCTTGTCCAAAATCTTGTTATCTTCTTCAGAAATCCATCTTTGTGTCACTTCAACGATTTTTGGAATCTTGTAAGGATCACCTTTATCAACAGAAAAAACCTTTTTCGACATGTAACCCGCATGCTTGAAGAAATTTCTAACTGCAATCAAATATGATTCTTGACAGCTGAAATGTTCAGCTTTCGCCAATTTCATATCTCCGTTAGGTAATTGTGATAGTTCATAAGGGATTTTTCCAAACTCTCTTAATTCATCATCTAAAAGCAAATTACTTTGAAAGTCATAAACTGCAGCATAGTTGTTACATACTAAATAGAGCTTTTCATCATCACCATAAAATACTGGTGTGTAAGTCTTGTTTTTTCCGATGATTTCTTTCGCAATTGAAAGAAATTTGTAGAAAAACGGTTCTTCATCCTTTTTTATTAGCATTTTCATCTCTCCTTTTTGTTTGATTTATTGTTTTTGCGGTCAAATCTTCATCCTAACGAATATTTTTAGATAATTGGTAAAGTTAATCATCTTTAAAACAAACACTCGCTAGAAACGAAAATTTTAAGTTTTTTATTTTAGACTAGAATTGAATGTCATCTTCCATAATGTTGAAAGATGGATTTTCATTCATGAAACTGTCTTGTTGCTGATTTTGTGTTAGTTGTTGGTACTGATTTGGATTGTATGTTGATTGTGAATGATATTGTTGTTCTTCATATTTGTCCTTAGATTTTGTTTCTAAGAACTGAACTGAATCACAAACAACTTCAGTAACATAGACACGTTGACCTTGAGCGTTGTCATAAGATCTTGAGCGAAGTCTTCCTTCAACTCCAACCAATGAACCTTTGGAACAGTACTTGTCGACGTTTTCAGCGACCTTATTCCAAACAACACATGAAATATAATCAGCTTGTTGTTCTTCATCATTTCTCTTTGGACGGTTCATTGCTAAAGTGAAACTTGCAACTGCTGAACCGTTTTGAGTTCTTCTAAGTTCAGGATCACGTGTCATCCTACCAACTAAAACTACTCTGTTTATCATATCTTCTACTTCCCTTGTTATTTTGATTTTGAAGTTTTTGTTCTAATCTTGCCTTTGCTTCTCCCCTGTATGTAAGAACTCCAGCATTTCGTTTTCTAACATGTTCTTCATGTAAGATCTTGATTGATTCTTTATCGTAATTGCATTCTTGAAACTTTTTGGAATATTCTTTAGCATCTTGTGAATTTAAAAATCTAAATGGAAAGTTTCCATAAGCTTCATCCTCAAACTGAATGATTACTGTGTTGGGTGGGATCTTTTTAATTGTGTAATCAGGAACTTCAATGTTTTCAACAATGTTAGGAAGATTAGGCATGTATTTATTCTTTTGTTTGAAAAATTTAACAATAGCATTTTGTACCTGTTCATAAGTGAAATCTTCAAGCATCAAATACCATGTATTGACAGTATCAAGATTAGATTCACTTAATTTGGAATTTGGATAAATACTTTTGTAAAATTTCAAAATTTTCTTAATTTCCTTTTTTTCCAAAATTTCTAAAATCCTTTCTGTCACACTCACCACTACTATATATAGCAATCTGCCATCCATGCTGCGAAGGATTGTTATTCTTGTGTGTGTGCAACACCCCTCTTGTTTTATCTTGTTTTTTCTTGTTTATTTTGTTTATATTGTTTATATATAGAAAGGGGTGCAGGAATTTTTCCTATACCGTATGGGATTTTTTCCTATACCGTATGGGATTTTTTCCTATACCGTATGGGATTTTTTCCTATACTAGTAGCCTCTCCACTTCTTATAATCAAGTACCTTTATAAATGTATTTTGAGGAGTTGTTTTGTAATCTATATAGCCTTTATTTTTTAGGAATTCCATAAATTTCTTTAAGGTTTTATTGTCCCAACTCAAATTTTTTCTCATTTCTATTTGTGTGGTTGTAAAGGTTCCTGCCTCTCCATACTTATCATCAAAATAAGCCTTAAAGAGGCAATAGGAAAACAGAGTCCATGCTTTTGAATTTTTAATAATAGGATCATTCACCAGCTCGTTTGAAAATCCTGTGTACCCTTTCTTTACCTCTTTTTCAGCCATTGATTAAACCTCTTATTCTACATACTTTTCTTGATAATCACTTATATAGATTTCTCTATGATTTCCTTGTGTATCACCATAAATCAGTCCTTCATCATATAGTTTCTTTAATGATGCTTTGAACTTGTTTTCACTGATTGGCAAGTCTAGATTTCTAATGTCCAATTCTAAATATCCGCTATAATCACAATTGAATAATAGATAAGTGAAAGTCCATAGAGAGTATGTATCTCTATAGGCTTTTGTACTTGTAAATGATTGAGGAAGTATAATGTAATCTTCTTGCATCCTATTACCTCCTACATTGACATTGGGTCAAAGTCATCAACCGGAACTTTTTCAGCTTGTTTTTCTTCATTGATGATGTCTTGCATTGTTGGAGCTGTATTTGCTTCAATTGCTTGATGCACTTGAGGAGTTTCTTCTACAACAAAATTACTTGTTGTATCTTCAACACCCATTTCTTCAGGAACATACATTCCTTGGAATTCTGATGTAAAAGCTTCTCTTAAACATTGAGCAACTGCAACTTTTCTAATCATTGTCGCTGGCTTGCCACTCCATTGAGCATTGACTGTCCCATCTTTCTTTTTACCGACATATTCATCAAGTGATACTTCTACACGTTCAGGCTCTCTGTCTTTTCTATAGACTTCACACCATCCACCAACTAACTCTTCTCTTGATGGCATATAGAACGTACCAACGCGATAATCAATTTTTCCTTCAGCGGTTAAAACAATAATTCCTGCTTTCTTTCCTTGATATTCAGGATGCTTATCTGCTCGTTTTTGATAGACATCTTTAGAAACAACCATTGTTGCTGGTGAACTACCATATTTGATTAAATGTGCTTCTTTGATGAATGGATTTAATTTTTGTGCTGAACATAATGCAATGAATAGTTTGACTTCTTGATCACTTACATTACCTCCTCCAGCGACCAAATAAGCCTTTACGATTTTAGAAGATAGCTTGATTTCTCCTGTATCTGTTTTGATTGTTGTTACTTTATTTTCTCTTACTTCATTTGCTTGTTGTACCATGCTTTGTACTGCCATAATTTTTCTCCTTATTTTTCATTTAATTAACTTCTTTTACGTTATATTTATCAATTGAGCCTGTTTGTGGATCACTCAACTCTTTTTCAACAAGTTTCACTTCTCCAAAACTAAATGTTGGATTGATGTTTTTAATTACATCCATGTATCTATTCAACATTTGAAGAGCTGCTAAATCGCCTTCAAATTCAAATGTTTTCTTCCATTTTCTGCCTTGGAACTTTTCAGGCGTTTGCTTGATTTCAGTAACGATATACTTATCATTTACGTTAGCAATCGTTTCATCACCACGCTTGATAGGCGTGTATTTAGGTTGATTTTCAACTGTTTGAGAAGTTTGTTTTTTGACTTCTTCCAACTCTTTTTGATGTTGAAGTTCTGCTTCTTTTTGTTTCTTTTCAAATTCTTCTTTTTGATGTTGAAGTTCAGCTTCTTTTTGTTGAGCAACTGCTTGTGATTGCTTTTTGATGTTATCTACTTCATCGGTAATCATTTCAGTTACTTTAGGAAGACCTTCAGTATTTAAAAGAGCTTGATATTTTTCTCTTGAAACGAGCTTTTCATCAACATTTGCAATAAGACATGCATTGATGATTGTTTTTTCAACCATTTCTAAATTCAATTTGTCATTCTTTTCTTTTTCCATTAAAGCATTGAATTGTGCTTCAACCTGTTCTTCAAATTTCTTTTTGGATGTTGAAGCGTTAAGCCATTTTTCATCAAAAACGAACTGATCAGCATATTCCTTTGAAATCATCCTTCTAGAAATCAATACTTCTTTTAGTTGATCAATAGCTGCTTGACGTTCTTTTCTAAGAGCTTCTTTTTGCTTTTGAACAAATACATCCACATTTTCAGCCACAACACTTGCAGTATCATTTAAAGCTTTAACAACTTTATTTACCTTTGCTTCAGATTCTTGATAAGGCTCAATGTATGCTTTTTTGACTGCTTTTCTTTCAGTTTCTAATTTTTTAGCATACGAACGATATAATGGAACCATTCCAGTTTTAGCTTTAACAAAATCTTTGTAGTTCTTTTCATCTACAACCACACCTTTTTTAGCTTCAATTGCTGGAATCAATTTGACCATTTCATCAATATTTGAGACAATCGCTTCATTTGCTGGTCTTTTTTGAACTTCTAATGAAAGGTGTTTTTCATCAATGTCAACGTATTCTTCAATAACTTCAGCTTTTGCTTCAACAACCTTTTCTTCTTCAGTTGGTCTAAAGAATTCGATGACGTTGACAACTTTATAACGTTCATCAAGTTCTTGGTTAGCCGGTTGCCAGAAGATTGCGTTATCTTGTTTTAAAATGACAAATGCTTTATCTCCTGGATATGTTAGTTTGACAACTGGTTCTCCATTCACAAGAAAGCAGTTATTGATTGACAAGAAATTGATTACTTTTTCAAATTCTTCTTTGGTTGTAATTTTTACAGCTACCAATTCATTGAGTAGCCCTGTTTGAAACTCATTCATGTTCTTTCTTTTCCTCCTTTTAAGCATCTAAATTCATTGATAATTGACTGTTGTACTCTTTGATTTTCAAACTCACATTAACTTCAGGTGACCATGATTCAAGATATTCTTTCGCATTTTCAAATTCAGTCTTTAAAGTATCTCTAAATGATCCTAACTTGAAATAATTCTTGTAGTCTCTCCAAATGCTGCTGAAAATCTTTCTGCTCATTAATTGGTAGGCTCTCGAATCAACGCCTCCCAAAGATCTGATTACTGTTGCTTTAGCAATTCTTTCAAGTATATTTTGTTGTGAACTATCAATCGTTGTTGATTTTTCTAGGCTAGATACTTTTTCTTCTAGAACATCAACTCTTTGAGCTGTTTGTTCGTGTGCTTCAATTGTTAGCTTTAAAAGTTGTCTTGGATCAGTAGGTGCTTTAGCGTAAGACCCTGTCTTTCTTAATGTTGGTAAAACTTCTGATGTTACCCAACGTTTGAATTTTTTAGCATTAGGAAGTTTACTTGATAAAATTAATGAATATAATCCACTTTCATTAATTAACCAACTTCCACGTTGTCCTAACTCAGGGGCGTTTTGTCCTTGAGTTTTAGAATTAACTTTATCTTCTTCATCTACGTGGTCTAAGATTGCATGATTAACATCCTTATACCCTAATGCCTCAGCAACATCCTTTCCAACGAACCATGGCTCGTTATTAATAACTAAACTTCTTACTTCTCCAAATTCTTTATTTTGGAATATTTGTAATTCATTCATATAATCCCTCCTGTTTATTTTTTTAATTTAACTCTCTATAATGAAGTTATCAGTATTAATAACTCTGAAATTAAGATAGAAAGTAAGGTAAATTAAAATGACACTTATAAATAAATTTGATGCACAATCTATAGAAACTATCAGTAGAATAATTGGCAGCATTATGACTGGAAGCACAATCACTAAAATGCTTGAGCAGCTAAATATTGAAGACAATAGTAATCAGTCCACTAAATGGAGAAGACTAGATTTCGTAATGAGAGAAACTCAAACTACTTACGATTGTGGAAACAAAGTTTTAGAAATAATTAAATATGTATTTCATCCAACAAGTAGCTGGTTTTCTGATAACAATGAATATAAATCATATATTAATGAAATAAATAAATGCATTTCTTTTTACGGCTATGAGGTGCAAGAAGATGGCAATATTCATTTAATTAAATCTTCTAAAACTAGAACCCAAGCAAACGAAAGATACGATTCACTTAAATCAAAACTAATTGAAAGAAATATTCATCCTCAAATTCTTGAATTTTGCACTCAAGATATTGTTAATGAAGATTACTTTTCTATAATTTTTGAAGCGTCTAAATCCGTATACGATAGGATTAGAAAAATGACTGGCATAAACCTTGATGGCAATAGATTGATATATACTTGTTTTGATTTAAAATACCCAATAATTGTTTTTAATTCCCTTAAAACCGATACTGAAAAAAATTTATATAGCGGACTTAAAAATATTTTGCTTTCAATTGCTCAAATCGGGCGAAACCCTAAAGCTCATACACCTAAAATTTATTCATACGATAGTTTAGATAATTGTCTTGATATATTGAATCTGATTTCTTTTTCACATAAAATGTTAGATCAATGTTCCATAAACCAATTTGCCTTAGATGAGTTCATGAAAAGCAACTGATTCTACTTTCCCTAAAGAATCTTGATAAATATTTTCCATTCTTGTAGCATAAAAACATGCTACATTTTCGTTTGGAAAAATTAACGAATCACAGATGCATTTGGAAATAGTTCCAGATAAGCTGGATAAATAATATTTTTCATTTGCAATATTGACTGTAACTACGTATAACTTGCTAATTTCATTCATTGTGAACTTTTCCTTTCTAACTGACTTCTTTTAATTCCTTGTTTCTATTTTCCAAAAATGGTGGTGGAGTTTTGGTTTTAATCAAGTTCCAGTACCACAATTCCGTTTTAAATAGGTATTTTGCATCTAGCACTAAATCGTCATAGTGTAGATAAACAACTCTTGTTTCTTGCTTTCCTGCGCCGTTATTTGCCCAAGGAATATCAAGAATTGCATATAAAACAAAATGCCTTAATCCTGTTGTAATCATGTAATGCAGGATTTGAAAGTAATAACATATTGGAATATGATCATTGGCCCACTCTTTGAGCATTGCTCCGTTTTGAATGGTTGTTGATTTTATCTCCAATCCCCATTTTTCTTTGGTTGCAATTTCAATCATTGCCCCATCAAGATTTGCTCTTAAAAATGGATACTTCTTGTTCGATAAACTGATATCTTTCGTATCAACTAATTCAAACTTGTTTTTATAGAGCACACCGAACAAATCAATGAGAATTGGTTCCAATGCGTTCCCTTTTTCAATTGCTTCACTTGTTTGAAATACTGGCTTTTTAGTGCCTGTCTTTTCTTCCCATAATTCATAGGGAGTCTTGTAATTGTTTACGTTCATTACAATTCCTGCATCGGAACCACCTATCCCTTTGCCTCTTAATTGATGCCAATGCTTTTCACCTTTGACATAATCAATGTTGCAGTTAGGAAAAAATTCCTCATAGTTGGTAGTTTCCATTTTCCAAATCCTTTTTTGCACTTGCCAATTCTTGATTGAGATAACCAAGCTGTAGATAATCATCACTATCTAGATGATCTTTACATTCCATACAAATGATTGAACTCTCTAAATTAGCAACTCTTTCTTCTAATTCTTTCTTTTTCATCTTCTAAAGCTCCTTTATATTGTTCTTGGATGTAGTTATTCAGTTCATTACAGCAATGATTGAAAGCATTTTTTGCTGGTGTAAACATTTCTTTGACCTTTTCAATGTCAATATCAATCGGTGCCATTTCTAGAAAAATACTTCCTAAGAAACACCAATCATCAGTTGGCATAACTTTAAGTTCATCACCATCTTTTTTGATTCCAACTTCTAATTTGAGTAATGGAATCATTGGTCTTTCTACAGGTTCATTTTCTGTTGAACCGACTTGAACAACTTTGACATCTGCACCTGCAGCTTTAGCTGTTTGGATAATGTCTTCTAAATCTTTTTTTGTCATA